AAAGGAGAAGGAGAAGGAGAAGGAGAAGGAGAAGGAGAAGGAGAAGGAGAAGGAGAAGCTTTTGCCCCGACGCGGGCTATCGCCTGGTCTGTGGCCGAAGGATGGACAGGAATCACCGATCAAGATATGGAACAATGGAAGGAAGCCTATCCAGCTTGTGACCTCAGACGACAGATCGCAGCATCCTCCGAATGGCTGAGATCAAATCCAGCCAAGGCTAAGAAAAAGCAATGGAGGCGGTTTCTGACCAACTGGCTATCCAGATCCCAAGAACGAGGTGGAGACGCCCAGTCCAATTCCACCAAAGCACCCGCACACGTTAAAATTCTCACCCCGGACGATCTTTGATCAGAACCCTAGGAAAGTTTTTTCATTTTTTGTTATGACGATTGAACCGATACCAACCAAAGACGCCAAACCTTGGCTGTTAAAGCGTCATTACGCTCGCAGAATGTGTTCTGTGTCGTATGCGTTCGGAGCGTATCGGGGTGGAGAGCTTCAAGGAGTAGTGACTTACGGAACGCCAGCAAGCGCAAAGCTACGGGAAGGGATAGCGGGTAAGGAATGGGCCAAGCATGTGTTGGAACTAAATCGACTCTGCTGCGTGAGCGAAAAGAACATGGCAAGCCGACTCGTCGGGCAATCTTTGAGGATGCTCCCGAAGCCCTCGCTGGTCGTGAGCTACGCCGACACAGCACAAGGGCATGTCGGATACATCTACCAAGCGACAAACTTTCTATACACTGGACTGAGTGCGAAGCGCACGGACTGGAAGATAAAAGGCCGGGAACACCTTAACGGGGCAACCGTGGTAGATCAAAGCAGGGGACAAGACAACCGCGCAGAATGGATGCGCGAAAAATATGGGGACGATTTCTACATAGAGGAACGCCCCCGCAAACACCGATATGTCTATGCATGCGGAAACAAGAAACAACGGATCGCGATGCTGGATGCACTCCGCTACGCGGTGGAACCATACCCCAAGGGCGAAAGCCGCCGATACGACGCCGACGCGCCCATCGAGTTACAAACGGCATTTTTCTTAGGATAACACCCAAGAGAACCCGCCTCTTTGAAATCAACCAAGAAAGAAAAATGAAACCACCACCAACACTCGAAAAGACGGAGAAGGCCGTCCTATCGGTCATCCTGCAACGTGAAAAGGGATGGGACGAGACTCCCCTGGATGAGAGCCTCTTTTACTCCGAGGCTCACAAGCAGATTTTCCGACTCTCTCAAGAGGTGGATCACGCTATGGATGAGGTGCAGCTTGTGGAGATCGGGCTGAAAAAAGGCATTCTCTCCGAGATGGGAGGAGCCCCGGCATTACTCGAAATCTACCACGACTACGTTCCCCGGGGCACTTTCCTCAAAGACGTTGAACGACTCCGATTATGCGCTGCGAGACGATTAGCGATCAAAGCAGCCCGGCAAATCGAGGAGTCTGCCTATGACCTCGGGGATGACACGTTTCTCGAACATCTAGGAGAACCGATCACCAACGTCATCGAGGTGGCATCGGCATCGGCACCCGAGAAATCGACGAAACAAGTCTTCCAAGACGTTCTGGCAGATTTTAAGTCTCTTCTGGAGGGCAGGACTCAAGCGATGGGCTGGCAAGTTTCATTACCAAGCCTCACAACCGCTCTGAGAGGCTTTTGCCCGAATCGTGTCTGCGTAGTCTCTGGATACCCATCAAGCGGAAAGACGCTCCTCGTTGGGCAATTCCTGGTCGATCTTGCAAAACAGGGGGTGCCGTCGATGCTGATGAGCTTCGAGATGCCACGGGACCAACTAGGGAAGCGTCTCATCGTCACCAATGGTCGATTCGATCCCGAGGTGATCTACGATCCGATCAGGAACGGGCAGAGACAAGGGAGGGATAAGCCATCAAAAGCCGATCTCCTCAAAGTGAAAGAATCCTACCGTCAAATCACCGATTCCCCCCTCTATCTCGATGAGGCCACTGGTCCCACCATTGACCAGGTCTGCGCCATGATCCGAAGAGCCCATCGAAAGCACGGGGTGATTGCATTCGGCATCGATTACCTCCAGCTTATCCGATCGCCGGGCGCCGGGAGCAAAGAGCAGGAACTCACAAGCATCTCACACAAGCTCCAAGCGATCATGAAAGAACTTGGCCTGCTGATCTTCCTTTTGTCCCAGCAAAACAAGGACGGGGATACGAAATACGCGACCACCACCATCGAGGATGCCGATTACGTCTTATCAATCCAGCAGGTCATGGATAAGGAAAGCGTTGACTTCAAAAAGGTTACCGGTATTACGATCAACAAGGACCGTCACACAGGACGCTCAGGATGGACTGTCCCAATCGAGAGACACCCTGACACCCTCTACTTCAAAGAAACACCATTCAAAAATAAACAATGAACGTTAACTGTGATGGCACGCCGTAGGCGTTGCTATCCACGAATTGTTATGCGCGATTTACCCTTCCGTGAGGATAAAAAAAATAAGGATTGGGAGAACCCAGTCGAGGGACGCCGACTGAGCGCGGGAGGGGTGAAGGCTACAACGCCCCCTTACTCAGAGCCAACAACCCGCAAATTTTTACCGCATAACAGAAAAAAGAACAGGGACCCCAGAGGGGCTTCCTGATTCGATGTTTTCAAATTTTACAAATCAACCAAAACAAAAACCATGAGTAATAAATACGAAATGACGGGGACAATCGTCCAAATCAGCGAGACGCAGACCTTCCCTAGCGGATTCCAGAAACGGGAATTTGTCATCGAGACCGGGGGTCAATACTCCGACTCTGTGAAGTTCGCATTCGTCAAGGACAAGTGCGAGATCCTAGACCGGTTCCAAGTGCGAGACAAGGTCACGGTCTCATTCAACGTCCGAGGCAACGAATACAAAGGCCGCCACTACGTAGATCTTCAAGCCTGGCGCATCGAGCGAGAGGACAACCAAGCCCAGCCAGCGACCGCACAGGCTCCAGCGCAGGGGACCGAGGAGAATGACGAAATTCCTTTTTAACGCTGAGTCCAGCGATGCGTAGCATTCGCTGCGACGTTTTGTTCTACATTACGAATCACCATGAAACTTGAAGACATAAAAACAGGGGGCTTCTACTTCTACACGGAGCAAGCCTACGGAAGCAATTACGCCGACACGCTGATGGAAGTCAGGAACGTGGACGGAGTAGACATGGCGCACCCTATCGCCACGAACTGGAAGGGTGCCTACATCAACGAAACGCCGAAGAACTGGGGCGATGATTTGCCTGTAGCAAAATACCACGATGAAAGGTGCTGGCACCCGTGCGACTACACGCTCGAACACGGAAACCCTGCCGTGTGGATGGCAGAGAATTATCCTTTGGAGAACAGCCGAGAACACCCGCCCCGGTAGGGGGGTAGGTGGTTTGAACTGTTCGGAAATTCCTAATACTTCGCGATGACAAACGAGAAACATCCTATCCTAATCGCAGAACAAAGTGACAGGCTAAGGTGCCAGATGATGGTGCCTACCTGCCCTGCCTGCGAGATGACACCCATCCTGAAATACGATCCCGGCGCAACCTGGGCTGAGTGCCGTTGCCGCAAGTGGGCAGTGCCAGAGATGGACTACAAAGCCCTTGCCGTGATGGTGAGGGATAGCATTAACAAAACGAAAACAACCAATAGAAAATGAACATTGAAAGACCACCGAAACAGTGCCGCCTTATCTGCTATGGGATGGCATACAATGACGAAACTGAAGTAATGCCCAACCACATACTCGAATGGCGTGGGGAAATCAGCCGCAGGGCCAACCCTGAGAAAGATGATCTATGGAAGCTTTACGCACCAGACAAAAGGTGGGTTTGGTCCACCGTGAGCGACATCGAAATTCTTGGTCGCACTCCGGGCAATCATACTCTACAAGAATGGATCGACAGCGGGAAAGACCTTTTCGATTAACACCAACGATGAACACCCCAAAGACAGACGCTCTCCACGAGCTTAGAAATCGAGATGAGCCCTGTTCGTCATATTTCCTGATGATGAATCTCGCTCGCAACCTGGAGCAAAAGAACAACGCAGGCCGGAAGCTCCTCGATGACTTGGAGCAGTCCTTGAACTACCTAGCATCCCGAGTTACCGGGGATGACTTCTGGCTCATTTCTCACATGCTCAATCAGATCCATGACCTACGAAGAGCTTGAACACTCAACCACGGATGTCCTTTTGGGTGGACCCCTATGTGGACAGGGGGTTGATCTCAAGGGCTTTTCACTATTCATTCCTCACGGCTATCCGAACGACCCAGAGGATGAGGAACCAACAGGATACTACCCGACCGACGAGTGTGACTCGTATCTCCGAAGGGTTTGGATTTGGCATCAGAAGGAATAAGTTCAGTTTTCCTAAATAAAATAATTGCAAGAAACACGGGCACGGGCGAAGTTCAGATTGTTGGAGGTAGTCTCTCCTCAGACAGTTCTTTCTTGTGTTATTGCATACCGAGAAGCCCCGCTAGGTGAGACTACCACCTGCGGGGCTTTTCTTTGCCCCCTGTTCCGCAATCGGCCACAGATCAAAAGGCGGGTTTATGTTCCGAGGGGCTAGGCCAGAGACGGAACTAAAGCATTGCTCTGGAGGTCGGCTCCTCTTGTCCACTTCATTTCATGAGGGGGGTAAGGGGGGTGTATCAAAAAGCGAATCCTAGAACTAACAACAAACGAAAAATAACAATGATTGAAACTATCACGGGAGTGATCTCACCCCAACCTGACAACGTCAACCATCCCCCACACTACAAGTCACACCCCTCGGGTATTGAGTGCATCCAAGTGACAGAACACATGGGATTCTGCCTTGGTAACGCCATTAAATACATCTGGAGGGCAGACGAGAAAGTGAATGCTATCGAGGATCTTGAAAAAGCGAGATGGTATATCGAGAGGGAAATCGAGAGGAGAAGACAAGAACAACCAATCATCAAACAATCTTGATTTTGCTCCCGAGGGCATAGGAGCCAGAGGATGTCTCTGGACCGGGTTTCGTTCGACCTTCTTTGAACACCTCGGGGGCATTACAAACAATGCAATTCATGAATACAAAACTGTGTAAGAAATGCGGAGAGGAGAAAGGGGTGGAGTTGTTTCATAAGTGCAAATCGTCAAGTGACGGGCTGCAATCATCTTGCAAGGAGTGCCAGAAAAAACACTATAAAGAGAACCGCGAGAAAATCCTCGCTCGACGAAAGAAACACCACAAAGAGAACCGTGAGGAAATACTCGCTCAACAAAAGAAACGCTACAAAGAGAACCGTGAGGAAATACTCGCTCGAGAAAAGAAACGCTACGAAGAGAACCGTGAGAAAATCAGCGCTCGACGAAAAAAACGCTACAAAGAGAACCGCGAGAAAATCCTCGCTCGACAAAAGAAATACCGCGAAGAGAGACGCGAGGAAATCAGCGCTCGACAAAAGAAATACTGCGAAGAAAACCGCGAGGAAATAAGCGCTCGATACAAGAAGAGAATGAGAGAAGATCCAATGTTCCGCCTTTCCAACACCATCAGATCAAGAACCAGAAAAGCCTTCAAAAGCAAAGGTTGGACCAAAGACAGCAAAACCTTTGAGGTGCTGGGGTGTTCACAGGAGATGTTCATCAAACACCTTGAAAACCAATTCACGAAAGGGATGACCTTTGAGAATTTTGGAGAATGGCACATCGACCACATCATTCCCCTTTCTTCCGCAAAGACACCAGAAGAACTGAACAGGCTGGCACACTACACAAATCTGCAACCGCTATGGGCAGAGGAGAATCTAAGCAAGGGAGCAAAAATCGTGGATTGTCAACCGGAGTTGCTGCTTAGTATAAGCTGACCAGAATTGACGACTAGAAATGCAAAATCAATGCAATTCAATGCAACAGAAACATGACATGAAATGCGTCCTTTCAGCCCCTAGCCCTTGTGGCTCTAGGGCTCGCGGGTCCTCTCTCAAAACAGACGACCGGAGTCCCTTGCCTCGCCGCAAAAAACTAGTCATAACTTTTTTCGGTTTGCTCCTTTTCATTGAAGGTTCTCAATACTACATTTGAAGGGAATGAGTAAGAGCGGGGACGGCCCAAATCCCGATTTCACGGGGGAAGAGCAGGTTATTTCCGGGAAGGGGCTAGCGAAAGCGTTGGATGTGACCCCTCAATACATTGCTCAACTAGCAAACGAGGGAATCGTGTTCAGGAAGGCACCCGGGAAGTATCAGCTTTTTGAATCAGTCAACAGCTACGTTCGCTACTTGAGATCGGCCCCGAAGAATCAATGGGGAAGCAAGGACGAAGGGCAGACGGACTTTGAACGGGAGCGGTTGAGGAGGACCAAAGAGGAAGCCGACAAGCTTGAGCTTCTCAACGCTAAGACTCGGGGTGACCTGGTAGAGGTTGAGTTAGTCAAGAGGGAGGGCGAGAAAGTGATGGCAGCGATCAAGACCACGATTCTGAACGCTTCGGTTCCTGATTCGGTGAAGGACAAGACTTTACAGGATCTCGTGGCATTGAAAGATAAAGATTTCTCGGGATCATGAGCGATCAACTTCAAGAAATCTTTTCATCGTGGCTGAACGTCTTCGAGCCACCACCCCGGCTATCGGTTTCAGAATGGGCGAATGAATACCGTTTTCTTTCTTCGGAGTCTTCCGCGAGTCATGGGAAATACTCGACGGAAATGACGCCCTACGCCGTGGAATGGATGGATTCTGTTCTAGATCCTGACACTACGGGAACCGTCTTGATGGTAGGGGCTCAACTTGGGAAGACAGAAGCTCTGAACAATCTCGTGGGATACTTCATCGACGTTGACCCTGCCCCGATGCTGATGGTTCAACCTACCGTTGAGATGGGTGAGGCATGGAGTAAAGAGAGGCTGGCACCGATGGCTAGGGACACCCCGAGGATCAAAGACAAGCTCTCTGACGTTAAATCTAGGCATTCTGGGAATACCATCGCGCACAAAACCTTTCCCGGTGGTAACCTAGCGATTACCGGGGCGAATGCTCCTTCTGGACTCGCAGCCCGTCCCAGAAGAGTTGTTTTCTTGGACGAGGTTGACCGCTACCCCGTGACGGCTGGGAGTGAGGGCGATCCCGTCTCGCTTGCCGTTAGGCGAACAGAAAGCTTCTGGAATGCCGTTGTCGTGATGACGTCAACTCCTACCGTAAAAGGCCGAAGCAGGATTGAAACGGAGTTTGAGGCTAGCGATCAAAGGCGATACTTTTGCCCTTGTCCCAAGTGTGGACATGAGCAAACCCTAAAATGGGCGAACGTGCGATGGGATGCGGAGGATGGCTCAGACGCCTATCTTCATTGTGAGGGGTGCGAAGAGCGACTAAGTGACGAGGACAGGATTCAAATGGTCATGAACGGGAAATGGGTTCCTACCTATCCCGAGAGAACATTGAGAGGTTACCACCTTCCCGGTATTGCCTCGATGTTTCGCCACAAGAGGGGATATCAAAACCGTCTTCATCAAATGGCGGCGGAAAATATCAAAGTCAAGAAAGCGGGAAAGGAAGCACTGAGAACGTGGATCAATACTTTCCTAGGTGAGACATGGGAAGACGAGGGAGAAGGCGTGAAATGGGAGCCACTGATGCAAAGGCGTGAGGATTGGGGTGACTTTCCGAAAGAATGCCTTCTGGTTACCGCTGGGGTGGATATTCAAGGGGACCGTGTAGAGGTTGAACTTGTCGGATGGGGTGAGGGTGAGGAATCATGGAGTCTAGACTATCGAGTCATAATCGGTGACTTCAACACTCCTGAGGTTCAAAGGGAATTGGACGAGGTATTGAAGACGAAATGGATTCATCCTAGCGGCTCCGAGATCGCCATCTCATGCACTTTCATTGACTCGGGTCATAAGACAAAGACGGTTTACTCCTACACTAAACCGAGGCAAATCAGGAAGGTTTTCGCATGTAAGGGGGTGGGTGGTCCCGGGGTTCCAATGGTTAATAGACCGACAAAACAAGGGGCCGAGCGTTCCCTCTTGTTTTCGGTGGGAACCGATACCGCAAAGGAACTAATCTACTCCAGATTGAGCCTAGGAGAGAAGGGTGACGGGTTCATGCACTTTCCGAACGACCGCCAGGAAGATTGGTTTCGCCAGCTTACAAGTGAGGTAAAGGTCACACGTTATCGAAATGGCATCCCCTATTCCCATTTCGAGAATCCCTCAAAAGCGAGGAACGAGGCACTAGATTTGAGGGTTTACGCCAGCGCAGCCTTGGCATTGTTGCGGGTCAACTGGGATACTTTGAAAAGGACAATTTTGACGCCTAAGCCGAAGGAAACCGAGAAGCCCAAAAAGAAGACTACAAAGAAGCGAGGCGGATGGGTGAACAACTGGTAAGAATTGACATATCGTCAAAACTTAATGGAAGACGCCACCAACGAAGAAAAGTTGTCAAAGGCTTTGGATACATTGGAGGTTATTGACGCCACTCTCCTGAAACTTTACGCAAAGACCGCATCCTCAACCTCTTTCGGGGATCAGTCGTTGACGCTCACGAGCATCAAGGATCTAGAGGAAAGCCGCGACAAATATCGGGTTGAGATCCAACAATTAAAACAAGCGGTTGCCGGGAGTAGGAAAACTCTAAAAATCCAGTTTAGATGATCGGTAAATTCTTTCAACGCAAACCGAAAGACAAGGTTAAGAAGCGCAGTTTCAAAGCGGTTTCTTCTAGTCGTCTGACTCTTGACTGGATTACATCTTCTCTTTCCCAAGATGGGGAGTTGAGGGGAAACCTAACGAGCCTTCGCAATCGTTCGCGCGATCTTGAAAGGAACAACGAATGGGTAAAGGGTTTCTTGCGGTCCCTTGAAAACAACGTCTTAGGAGAAAAGGGGGTTTCTCTCCAGGTCCGATCGAAGGAGCCAAACGGAACGCTTGACGAGGTAGCAAACAATCTGATTGAGGCAGGTTGGAAACAATGGGGGCGGCGCGGGAATTGTGATGTGACCGGTAAGCATTCTTGGTGTGATGTCCAAAGACTAATCCTACGTTCTATTGCAAGGGATGGAGAGGTAATCATCAGGATGATGAGGTCTAGTGATGGCCTGAGACTTCAAGTCTTGGAAGCTGACCTGCTTGATGAGACATATTTTCTAAAACTAAATAATGGAAACGAGATCAGATTTGGTATCGAATTTGATCAATACAGGAAGCCGATAGCATATCACATGCTGACGAATCACCCTGGGGATTCTCAATTCGGGGCTGATTTCAAAAGGCGAGTTAGGATTCCTGCGGATGAAATCTTACATCCATTCCGAACGGAACGAGCAGAGCAAACAAGGGGCATTCCATGGCTGGTATCTTCAATGAACCGTCTCAAGATGTTAGACGGTTACGCTGAGGCCGAGCTTGTCGCTGCCAGGACCGGCGCGGCAAAGATGGGATTCTTCACCAAAAAGACACCCGAGGGATGGACAGGGGAAATAGATGATGACGGGAACCTCCCCGTTGATGCCTCGCCAGGAACAATCGAGGAACTCCCAATGGGGGTTGACTTTCAATCTTGGGACACCAACCACCCTAATTCTGGTTATGGAGATTTCGTCAAATCGTGCCTCCGTGGAGTCGCTACTTCTCTCGGCATTAGCTATAACTCACTTTCCAATGATTTGGAGGGTGTTAACTATTCTTCTATCAGAGCGGGGCTCTTGGAGGAAAGGGAAGTTTGGAAAGCAATCCAAAGATTCTTGATCGAACATATTCTCGAACCGATCTTTGAAGCTTGGCTTGAGATTGAACTTCTTTCGGGACGCTTAGGGCTTCCTTTTGATAAGTTTTGGAAATTCAACGCTCCTGATTTCCGAGGCCGTCGCTGGGCTTGGGTTGATCCCAAGAAGGATATGGAAGCCGCAATCCTTGGGATTCAGCATCACATCACAACCCATCGAGACGTTATTGCAGACGGAGGGGGAGATGTTTACGAAGTCTTTGCCAAGGCCAAGGATGATGAAGAACTTGCAGAAAGCATGGGATTGAAATTAAAAGAAGATCCCGCGCAATTTGACACGCCATCAGAAGATGATGGTGACTCGCAAGGAGATTCCTAAAAACAAGCTTTGGCATCGGTCTCTGGAGATCGACAAACGGGCCATTGACGAAGAGTCTCGGACGGTTGAACTAGCATTTTCCTCTGAGTTCACCGGAGAGCGTTGGTATGGGACCGAGACATTGAGCCACGAGAGAAGCGCGGTTCGCCTTGATCGAATCAATAACGGGGGCGCATTGCTTTTGGAGCATGACCGCAACGATCAAATCGGGGTTGTTGAACGTGCGTGGATTGACGACGACAAGAAAGGAAGGGCTCGTGTTAAGTTTAGCAAGAGCGCACGAGGTGAAGAGATTTTCCAAGACGTGAAAGACGGAATCAGACAGTTGGTTTCTGTCGGTTATGTCATTCACGGTGAGAGCACCCAAAAGCTTGATGGTGGTCGGGAGGCCGTCACTGCTACCGACTGGGAACCTTACGAACTGAGCTTGGTCAGCATCCCGTTCGATGACTCTGTGGGAGTCGGACGAAAGATGGAAAACGAAACCACGGACCAAATTAATACTACTAAACCCATGTCTGATACTATCAAAGACCAGGCTGACAAGGCCACTCCTCCCGAGGCTCAAAAGCGTTCCGTGGAGGTGATCAACGAGCGTCCCACTGTGGACGCTAAGAAGGAGCGGGAAACCGCTATTAGCGCAGAACGTAGCCGTATTGCACGCATTCAAGAGATTGCCGAAGCTTCCAAGTCTCGGGGAATCGTTCTTGATGCCAACAAAGCGATTGAGCGAGGAACTGACATCAATGAGTTTCAGTCCGAAGCCCTTGCTGCATTCACCAGTCGTCATACCGACTACACCCCCGCCAACGATCTCTCCAAGAGTGAAAAGCGGGATCTCGCAAAATTCGATCTTTCCCGAGCCCTGCAATCCTGCATCGGTGAGCGGAAACTTGAAGGCATCGAAAAGGAAATCGTCACTGAAGGTTTCCGTGAGGCTAACGAGGCCGGAATCAAACGAGGTGGAGGAATCATGCTTCCTGGGTTTTACGTCAATCGCGCACAGCGCGACATGACTGCGACTGGGGGCACTGGTGGAGATCAAGGAGGAATGACCGTAGCTACTGAAAAGGCAGGTCTCCTCGATGACTTCTACAATGCTAACGTTCTTGCTCAAAGCGGTGCTACCGTTCTGACCGGTCTTACCAGCAATCTTGACGTTCCCCGTCTCATCGCAGGAAGTGATCCCGCAGGCAAGGCCGAGAATGCCACTGCTGATGAGATTGCACCTACGACCGCCCAGCTTGAGCTTTCGCCGCAACGTCTCCCGGGTTACGTCAACATCTCGAAGCAGCTTATCATGCAGAGTTCATCTGCGATTGAAGCAATTGTGCGCTCTAACGTGACCGCTCAAATGCTTGCCGTTCAAGAGGCCGCATTCTTCCACGGGACTGGAACCAACGAAGCCGAAGGTATCGCTGGAACCAATGGAATCGGAAGCGTTGTTGGTGGACCTAACGGAGCCGCTCCTTCCTGGGAAGACATCGTTGATCTTGAAGAAGCAGTAGACGCCCAGAATGCTCTTGGAGGTAGCCTGTATTACTTCACCAACGGGCAGATCAAGAAGAAGCTCAAGGAGACTCCACTTCAGGGATCGGGTGTCGAGGGTGCGTTCATCATCCCCCCGAACACTCGAAACGGAGAGATCGAACTGAATGGATACCGGACTGCATTCACGAATGCTATTAGCCGGACTCTAGATCAGGGGAATGCTACTGGCGTCTGTTCTGCAATCTTCTTCGGGAATGCTTCCGATTACTTCATTGGATACTGGGGTGGCTTGATGCTTGACCTCGTTTCTGACGCTACCCTCGCTACGCAGGGACTCTACCGACTCGTTGGGGAGACCTACTACGATGGCGGTGTCCAACGTCCTAAGAGTTTTGCCGCAATGCTCGACGCTCTGGGAGCGTAAATCACAACTTTCTTGTTTGGTTGTTCATAGTCCGAAGGGCGCAGGGGTTACGGCTCCTGCGCCTTTTTGACTCTTCTTGATTATCATGAAGACTCTTATCGTGACTTCTCCTTGTTTTCTCGATGGAAAGCCATTGGAGACTGGAGAAGTTCTAAAGCTTGAAGATGCGAAAGCGTATATGTTGCTAACTGGTGGTCGGGTTAAACTTTTCGATGGAGTTATCGAAGAAAAGCCCGTTACCAAGAAAGCCGCTAAAAAGGCAGCTAAGAAAAAGGCTAAGTAATGCAAACTGCACTTGCTCAATCTTTCAGTGATTCGTTTGAAGAGCACCTTGAAGACTTCGCGGTTTCAATAGTTATCAATTCCCAGACTATTCGCGCCGTTGTTAACGAATCCCAATTTGGAAGGGAACTGATGGAGGGAGGCTTCGCCGATGACTCTGATATTGATGTGAAATTCCTACTCTCCGACCTATCGGCAATTCCTAGCCTTGGGGATCTCGTGACCTATCGAGACAGGAACTTCCGAGTTTCACGCCTAGGAATCCAACCTGGAGCCCTTGTCGGGGAGATTACCTGCCGACCAGCCAAGCGTTAAAGACGCTTCAGAAGCTCAATCAAGCCAGCGGTATCGGCTTTCAGGGCCTCAATCTCGTCTTCATCCATTGCGGGGATTGTCTTTCTTAGGATTGAAATTAGGCCGCGCAGATGGGGAACGTAGTTGTCCCTACCGAACTTTCTCTTTCTCTCCTCGTAAGCCTCGGGTGTGATGATCTTAGGATCATCTGGGAAGCATGAGATTGAAAGCTTAAGGAGCTTCTTAGGAGGGGCTTTGTCTAGCTTTGAAACGAACTCAAGCCATGCGTCCCGCTTGTCCTCGTTTGAGATTGTGGAGATTGCTTGGTGATGCTCGAAAGTGAGAGATGGGACTCTTTTATCAATCGGGATTCTGCGGCAAACAGTGGCCAATGAGAGAAGGGATTGACGATCAACCCCCGTCAGTTTCTCAGCTTCAATCATCAATTCATTTGGAATCCTCTTTTTGAAATTGGTGCCCCCGTAAACCAGCCAATCTCCCAAAGCCCATGAAAACCTTTTGGTTGCTTCTCCAAAGCGGTTTCCGATCTCTTGCCATTCTTCAAAGGGAAGTTCCCCTTGAAATTGAATCCCGACTTGGCCGGGAGTTTCGATAAGTTCTAAAGACATTGCTCAATCAGTTGTTTTAGTTTTTTGGAACGAGCGATCCGGCAATTTTCTTGCCCCGAAAAATTCCGCATTGCCCGAACAGGCGGAATCCCTAAAAGGTTACAGAGATCGACGCATCTTCGACTGACGGTTGCCCGGGTAACCATGTTATCCCTTGCGATCTGGGCCATTGATTTCCCTTGATAGCCAATTCCCGATATAAGAGATAGGCATTCAATCGAGAGTGCAGGGTGGGGGCATTTATGAAGAATCCCGATCAAGGTTCTCATCATCATTAGCTCTGGTGAATCCATCTTGGGTTCCTCTTCTTTGATTTCTTCAGGCATGACAACCGGGACCCTTTCGCCATTCTCCCAATAAAATCTTTCAGACATGCAATAAAAATTACTCTTCATTTGACAAATTAGCAATTCTTAATGGCTTTCAGGCAATCGGGAACATCTCAGACAATCCAGCAGGTTTCGGAGAGGTTTGAAACCGATAGATTCGGGATTGATACCGTGGAGCTTGTAGTGAAGATTCCTGATAATCTTTTCCCGTCCCAGGTCTTATCAGACTTCGCTCCTCATCCTAGGTTTTCAAACATGCTCCTTTCTAGGAGGTCGGGATCTAGAAATGAACCTGGCTATATGACGGTCTCTTATCTTTTTGAAGGATTCCTTGATGAGGCTCCTGAAGAGCCGACATATGAGCTTCTCGGCTCACTAAGCCAAGAGCCGATTCAGACTCATCCAGACTTTTCGACAGTAATTGCAGGCACTCCTAATGATGCGAAGAATGGGGCGATTTTCGTTGATCCTCAAACAAGGCTACAATCTGAGGCAAGCAATGCAGTATTCAAAGAGTTTTTAAACAGTCCTGAACCGGGTTCTCAATCAAAAGCCGGGGTTGATAGCTACCTTGAGCCGTCTGTCGAATGGCGGGAAACCAAGTTTCAGAAGACAAGGCCAAATTCAGTAACTGACCTTGGCAACATCCAAGATCCTGCTGGGAATCCTCCAGACCTCGCCCCCCGAGATTGGATCGTGTGGAGCTATAGTTACATCAGGCGCGGGGCATTGTATCAAGTTACTACCACTTGGAGAATGAGTGGTCGAAATGGTTGGGACCCTGACATTTACGATTCAGAATGAACCTAGAAACAATCTTCAAAGGTCCGGTTACTCCGCAAAAGTGGAAGATGCTGGGTGATTATTTGAGATCTACTCAACTCCATCCAGGGGACGGGGTTAGAATTAACAGAAGCCATTCTACTGGGAGCGTGATTTCAGCGGTGAGGGAAATCCCCCCTGAGCGTTCGCAATCCCCCCCTTTCTCTGTCCTGACCTTCCGAAAAGAGCAGGGAACTGACCCAGCTGAATACGTCGTAACCCTTCAAGAAGGGATTGTCTTGGAACGTCACACAAGGAGCGGTGTCGATGGAGTCCAAGAACATGAGGTAAAAATCGGGGCGGATTATATGTCCTCCAGACCTTACCCCGAGCTTACCATTGAGTCAGGTGATACAATTTGGTGCAACTACTCAACCGACTCAGATGGTCTTTTGGATGACATCCCGGTTGTCGTGGCAAGTTCCGACACCAACGAAACCCAGCACCATATCCCAGTTTCGGGCGCGACGACTGGAAGCGGCACGGAAGGAGATTACTGGATCAAGCTTTTTGAATTTGAGGTAATCGACGGTAAGCCGACCTTTACTTATTTCCAGCAATCAGACATCGAGCATTCAAGACTTTGGAAGGGAAAGAATATCGGTGGGGCGCGATACATTCACAAGGAGTTCGATGAGACAAACGGGGAATACGACTTCCGAACGCTTGAACAATTTGAGCCAGTTGGGAGAACTTATGGGAAGGTTATTGTTCCCTTTGTAAATGGAGACGAGCAGGATGACGCGAACGATTCCATCAAATTTTCCGCAATCGCTGAACGGGCGAGTAATCCCCAAGTCAACGTGAAAGATGACGGGGCCGGGATCATCACGGTTGAGGGTAACGGAAACTCTGGAGTCTTGGAGTGGTCTAATTGTGAAGATCCAGCAGTGACCGTTACACTCCTTCAGTGGGAAGACGGGTTAATCGTAACAAATGAAGATACCAAGATCACCGCAGGGTGTTCTGGTAGTGGATCGGGGGGGTGATATGTTTGATATTGACGTTGATACCAGCAATCTTGAGCGAGTCATGCGTGACTTTGCAAAGCAGGCAAACAAGGAGATGGATGAGATTGTTGAGAAGCAAGCGGGGATGCTTGTTGGTCACCTTATTGCTTTGACGCCACCAGCAGCCGCTAAGAGCCAAGCGATGAACGATTCCGGGGGAATTAAGCCAGAGGCTAGAAAGCGAGGAGAGAATCGCATCAAGGCAGACTTAGCAGTTTTATTTCCAACGGCTAGAATGAAACCAGAGAATGCCAAGGCAATGGTCAAGGCTGGCTATCAATTTGGAACGAGACGAGGCAGAAAGACGGTCAAGATGTATGCTGAAAGCATCGCTGACCTTCGCAGAATTCATCAATTAGCTAGATCTAAATCATCGGGACGGGTAAGGACGGGAACGACTGGGCAAAACATGGCACTCACAAGAGCCGCTTTGAAGAACGAATACTTTAAGATGATCAAGGGAGACGTTGGTATTCTTAGCGCGGGATGGATGAAGGCAGCTAGGAAGCTTCAAACTGCCAAGGGGAAAACCCCTGCATGGATCACAAGGCATGGAACAAAACCTGGAGCAACCGAGTTTCGGCACTCTAAGTCTGGTCTGACGATTACTATCAGAAACAAGATGCCGTATTTCCCGAAGGATTACGCGAGACGATTTCAAAGAGCGATTGATCGTAGAGAATACGCATTAAAAACCGCACTTCAAGCGATGCTTGACAGAAAAGCTAAAAGAGCAACCCAACGAATGAAATGACAAGGACAGGAATTATCAGAAGGCTTCAGAGCTACCTCCAGACGGCCTATGACGGACCGATCACAATCTTAGCAGAAGAGGATGACGGGGATTTAACCCCACCATGCGCCGTGGTGAGGATCGGACAGAGCGATGAATTTGGAGCAAACCAAGCTTTAGTCTGGGACTTCAATGTCATGATCGCTGTCTTTCACGATGCTGATGAAGACTCTATCGAAACCGCAGAAACTCAATCAGAAGCCCTGTTTAACGAGCTTTGTGATATTGAGGAAGTGACCAACTATTTAGAGCTTGGAGGGTTCCTGGTTTCTGTCTGGAGACCGTTAACGATAGAGGCGGGAAGAGAGGAAACTAAATGGATGCACGTTCATGGTTTCCACCTCATTGCGGCAGACTCGCCTTGAATTTTGACACCTTAAAAGAGTCATGGCAGTTCAAGTTTCTGGAACTCAGGTTTCATGGGGAATCCCGGCAGATGGGAAGACGGCAGCGGATTCACTAGTTGAGGGAATCGTTCAAGATTTCGAGATTTCCACAGATGGCAATCTTACTGAGATCACTGACGAGGACGGAGACTTTGTTTCTCGTGTTGACCACGGAGAGAAGAACACGGTCACATTCTCTAGCCTAGTAACCGACACAAGCCCAACTCTGCCAGCCAAGGGAGCTTCCGTGACGTTCGCTGCTGCGATTGATGGAGTGGCACTCAACACCGGGCTTGCTTTTGTTGAGGATGCCTCTATCGCCTACGCTGGGACCAATACGACAACCGTTTCAATTACGGTTTCCCATTACCCTGACATGTCTGCTCCCTAATGTCATCTCTTGACAATCTCCAGAGGGCTCTTGATAGCGTCGAAGGAGCCACACCGAAGGAAGTAATTGACGCTTTTCTCCCTAAGAAAAAGGAGATCGCTGGGAGAAATCTGGTTCCTTTAACCTTGGGACATTCAATTTTCCTAGCAAATTGCGACCATCCCTTGTCCCGTGGAGAGCTTGAAAACTGGAAGCCCCATGAGACCGCACTAGCATTATTTGCGTTCACTAGAGGATCTGGCGAACTAAAAGATGAGGTTGCAAATGGAACGCTAGAACAATCCCTTGATGATTTCATGAAGGATATTCCCTTGGGATCAGTCCTAGCTTTTACTGCCATTTTGATGGCTCATTATATCGAATCGCTACAAACAGGGGTGGAGATGCACGATCCTAACGCAAAGGGAAAGGCTCAAAAAAAAACCCTTTCGGATGGATTCTGTCAACGCTTGCGGGACTTTGTCGCCAGTATCATTGGACGCCTGACTTCGTTCTTCACCAACTCCCGGTAAGTCAAGCCTTTGCCTTGTCCGCTTGTTCCGCTTGGGCTTCGGGGATGGAGCCTAAGAAGGGAGGTTACATGGACAAGGAGATTGATAGAAGATTGCAAGTTTTGGAAACAGAGAATTGACTTTTGAATTGATATAATGGCAGGAGCGCACGTCAGCATTGGAGCCGATTCCAAGAAAGCGGAAAGGGAACTGAAGTCTTTCGAGAGGAAGACTCGGAAGATTGCAAAGAGTATCCAAAAAGGCTTTCAAGAAAGAATCGGTCATAAGCTTTTTGATGGGCTGATGGGGGCAGCAAGAGCGGTCCCGGGTATTCTGAATGATGCGATCAAAGCAGCTTCTGATTTAAACGAAGAGCTTTCAAAGTCAGAAACCATCTTCAAGGAAGCATCATTGGAGATTGAGGAGTTTGCTAATGGTGCCGCTGAGTCAATGGGCTTGGCTAAAACGGCAGCACTTGAGGCAACCGGGACTATCGGGAATATGTTCACGGCAATGGGCATGAGCGGAAAAGAGGCCGCTGACATGTCGATGAATATGGTCAAGCTTGCTGCTGACCTTGGATCATTTAACAACACTTCAACCGATGACGCCATCCAAGCAATCGGGGCAGCACTTCGTGGAGAGTCTGAGCCAATCCGCCGCTATGGTGTTCTTTTGGATGATGCTACACTGAAGGCCGAAGCATTAACAAAGGGCCTTTACGATGGAAAAGGCGCACTAGAACCGGCATCTAGGGCACTTTCTGCTTACTCGGTTATCCTAAAGCAAACCACTTCCGCGCAAGGAGACTTCGCAAAGACTTCTGATGGTCTAGCAAACTCAAAAAAGATACTCAATGCCGAGCTTGATAACGCAAAATCGCTAATCGGTCAGGAGCTTCTTCCAGCGATGAAGTCTTTCATCTCTTACTTGCGGGACGTGGACTGGCAAAGCATCGGGGAGGGAATCGGTTCAATCGCAAAAGCTATTTTATCGCTTACCGAAACCGCAAGCAATGGGTATATTGCTTTGAAAAGATGGGTCAGCATCACACAAGATGCAGCTCAACTCAAAAAGATAACCGACCCAGACGTGATGCGTTCTATTATCGAAGCAAATAAGCGGGATGGGATCGGGTTTTTTGCAGAGGAACCCAAGAAGCAAGAAAGCGAGTCGGATAAATTCTTTCGAGAGTTTAACGAAGAGTATGAAAGACAACTAAGCGAGAAAGCTGATAAGGCAGCTAAAAATCAGGCGTTAGATAAGGCTAGGGATGTAGCATTAATCGCAGCAAATATCTTCAAGAAACCTCCTAGACAAACGATTGCAGGGGCTGCGACAAAGATCGCTTCTAAAAAAGCTCAAGAAGAAACATTAGATCAACCGACCTTGATGGATACCCTCAAAAAAAGAATGGAAGAAGTCCAAGATTCTTTAAATCAATCCTCATCCCTCTCGGGAAACCTTGCCGTTTCTTCAATGCAGAGAATCGGTGGAGGTGGTGGGGTTGCTTCAACCCTCGACATTCAAAAGAGGCAAGCAAACTTACAAGCCGAGATGGTGGAACTATTAAAACAAATCAACTCAGCCGGGGGCATGGGTAGCGGTATCTCCGACTTTTGACACAAACTAAAATTTAAGGATGAATCTTTACGTTGACCTAGACGCTTTGCAATTACGGGCATCCTTGACCGATGCAAGGAGGGTTTCGGGAATTGAGGTAAAGAGAGGTGATGCTCTTCCGCTTGTCGTTAGATTCGTTCAGGGTGGATCTCAGGTTAGACTTGATTCAACGACCGTCATCAATTTCGCGATCAAGGAAAACGGAAAGTATGATGACGATCCTCTAGTTTTAGAATCATCCTTCTCTGCTTCTACCGTTGAAGATCCAGACAGCGATCCACGCTACACGGCAACGCCTAGCCTTAACACGACCGAGCTAAACGCGCTCTTCTCAATCGACGGGGACTCCTCCAACGATCCAGAATCAGTTGTTGCGATGGGAGAACTCACATGGGAAGCTACGGGGGACACTGGGCCGACTAGCACCCGCACTTTTAGCGTAACGGTCGAGAACGATGTTTATCGTGGGAGCGAATCAACACCCACGAGTCAACCAACTCCCGAGGCATGGTTAACCGCTAGGAATACGGAACGGGGAATTCAACCAATCAGAACAGGACTTAACCATCTATTCCCGCCATCAGTTACGATTGACGGGGAAATTCTAGGATCTGGAGACGTTCCAATCACATTGGAGCCCTTGGTTTATTCTAGCACTGATTCTAACGGCTATCCTCAATACAGTGTGACCACTGCCGAAACGATTGATCTAGACTTAGCCTGGAACAATGTCTCAAAGGAGTGGGATCTAACGGTGGATTTCGGAGGATCACCCGCTACCGTAGTCTATGAATCTGATGGAATTGCGGCATCATACACAGACCCGACTGGAGTGACTCTCGTAGAACCTGGCCGGACTGATGTATCAATTACGAATCCCCTTGGCATTGTTGCGCCGATCATGGGGGATATGGGATACATTCAATCTACGGGACAAACGTATATTTACGATGGGATTGAATGGATTCCGATTGGCTGGCTTGCTAACACTATGACGGTTTCCGATTTGCCAGATGAGGGAATCAGCGAAGGGCGAAGATTGTTCGTAACTGATTCAGACGTTGCGGCATCTGGAAACTTTGGGGCCGTTGTAAATGATGGGGGGAGCAATACCGTCCCCGTATTTTCAGATGGAACTGATTGGAGAATTGGTTAAATGTTAAAGGACAAGATTTCATACGGGGAAACCTACGATCTATCGGTTTCGGTTTGCGATTCTGATGGGAATGCTGTCACTCTTGATGAAACATATTCTGCGAAATACCGTTTCACGGATTTAAGGGAACTAGGAGGAACGGAGATCGCTGCCGGGGATATGGTGATTGCAGACGGGGTAGCCACTGCCTCGATTGATACCGGGGATGCTCCTTGGACTGCGGGAATTTATTTCTACGATGTCAGGATAACTGATGAAGAAGAAAATGAGTATGTCTCAGAAGTCATTCAACTTGTTATTTCTGCAACTCAAACTCTTCCCGCATAATGGCTTTGAGAACCATCCAGATCACGGCTAAGAGGAATCAAACCCTTTCAACCATTGTCATCAATCGGGGGCCTGCTGGGATCGCTGGAGAGTCTAATTACGTCAACCCTGTCGTATATGGAGCCGACCCAACTGGGACGATTGATTCAGCCCCCGCGATTCAAGATGCAATCACTGAGGCGATAAGCAGGGGGACTGGAGTTTTAATCCCTTCTGGGGAATACCTCTTGGAGTCATTCACCACGGGAACAATCCACCTTTCACTTTTTGAAACTAATTCTGTTTCTGCCAATTCGAGATGTGACTTCATCGGAGAAGGCAGAGTTATCCTGACAACCGCACAATCAGACTCCACAGTTCTAAGGCTTCAGGGAAGCAGTAGAAACGCTAAGATTTCAAACATTCATTTTAAGAATACAGCAAACGGAACCACGGACTTGTCTTATGGTATCAATTCGATCAGCGGGGGAACTGGTATCATCAACCCCGTGATCTCTGATTGTTTGTTTGAGGGTTTTGCAGTCTCCGTGGGATTGGCTGGCGTTGACGGGGCTCACATCGAAAGGAATCGCTTTCTAGCTCCTAACGGTAGGGACGGGGGATCATCTTCTAACACCAGCCCCAATGTCTTTATTCGATGCGATTCGAGTCTTTCAGGAGGTGCGGTAAAGAACACAACCGTCAAAAATAATCTTTTTGATGGATATTCTGGACTAAATGGGATTGCTACTGATGCGCCGGTGACCAGGGCAACAATGGATGGTTCAATCTGGGGGGATACCAACGGACTGGTTTTCACCAATAACAAAATCCGAAACTTTGGCTTTGAGGGTGTTCAATGCACTCGGGAGTATGAGGACGGCAGCCCAGAAGCTCCTATCATCATTTCAGACAACTCGATTGATTGTTCAGTCCCATCTGGTGCTTACAAGTTCCCAACGAGTGACCCAGCAGGAACCGCTTCAATGTGGCCTATTTGGTGCGCGTCAAGCTACGCTATTATTTCGGGGAACAACGTGCAAGAGGCTGTATCTCCCATCACAATCGTCAACCCCCCCTCTTCAACCGATCCTAGAAGGTCAGTTATTACGGGTAACCTGATCAACACATCCTCAACGATTGAGCCGACTAGGTGCATTGATACGTTTACCGTTTCCCCTGAAACCTCTGGAAGTGTAGCAATTAAGAATAATCATATCTTTTACAACTACGAATCAGAACACACAGAATCTAGCTATTTGATCGGGATAGTCAGGCATGATAATTCTGTAGTTGAGGGAAACACAGTTACGTTCAGAGGATTTACAACAGATAGCGGGGCCACTGATTTAAAGTCTATTTTCCGCATGTTTAACTGCAATGACGTTCAGGTAATCAACAATCATGCCAACGACGGGGATGACTTCTTTGACGACAATGGGAGCACGGTGACGAATATCAGGCTTTTCAACAATACATTCAAAAACTCAACGACCCTTTTCAGCGGGGCAACCCCCTCAGGGTATTCTTTCATCACATAGGAAATTGACAAACCAATCTTTTTAGAATCATGGAATATACTTTTGCAGATACGAACCCGCAAGAATTCGTAATCATCCCGGGTAAGACTTATCAGGTCGAAGCCAACGATGGGAACTTGACGATTGAGAAAAAGAAGCTAGACGGCGATTGGGTTTCAGTCTTTAACGGTCCACTTGCGGACGGAGAACAAAAAATTTTGAGAACGCATAGCGATGGGGCGAAAATCCGAGTCACGGCTTCCGCTGCGGGAACTGAATTTATCATGCTATCCTAGATATGGGATTGATAAACCAAGCTGGTCTTTTTAGTGGTGCTGGGCTTGTCGATAGGGCAGGTCTTTACAACGAGGCTGGTCTCTATGTCCCGGGTTCATTTTCTGGCTTAGCCACCAACCCCGTTCTCGCCTACGAGGCCGAGTCGTCGATGCTTGCGGATGGTGGGGTACCCGCAGCGCAAGGGGATGGTATCTCGACTCTTGACGATCTGACCGCCAACAGTATCGACGCGACCCAGACCACTGCCACCCACCAACCCATCGCTTTTGATGCCGCCAACGGTGGACCATTCGCCAGATTCGACGGCAGCAATGATCGCATGTCGTTCACGCTAGCAGAGTCTATCACAAATGGCACGGTTTTCTTTGCTACCAAAAAAGGTAGCTACGCTGCCAATCTTAATCTTGCGGCTGGCACGCATGATTTCAGCGGGAATAAGATTTCCGACAATTACGTATTCTCAAACGATCTTGTCGCGCTCTACTTGTTCGACTACGAATTGAGCGAGACTCAGATCGCTGAACGCAAATCCTACTTCGTCACCAAAGGAGCGGTTGAGGATTATGGGTCGGAAACTGATTTTTTTCTTGCTTGGTTTGGTTGCTCCAGCCTGACTAGTTTTCCTTTGATTGATACTTCATCGGGAACTAATTTCGGGTATACTTGGTTTGGTTGCTCCAGCCTGACTAGTTTTCCTTTGATTGACACATCATCGGGAACTAGTTTTCGTGAGGCTTGGCATGGTTGCTCCAGCCTGACTAGTTTTCCTTTGATTGACACATCATCGGGAATTAATTTTTTTACTGCTTGGTCTCATTGCTCAAGCCTTACCAGCTTTCCTTTAATTGATACTTCATCGGGAACTAATTTTTCTGTTGCTTGGTCTCATTGCTCAAGCCTTACCAGCTTTCCTTTAATTGATACTTCATCGGGAACTAATTTCGGGTATACTTGGTTTGGTTGCTCCAGCCTTGAAGATTTTCCAGCAGGATTTTTCGATAATTGGAATCCCTCCTCAATCATCAATGGGGTGTTTAACCTAACATGGGACGGCTGCTCATCCCTCACCTCTCAATCCGTCGAGAACATCCTGACATCCATCGACGCGAGCGGGATATGGGCGACAAATGACGGCACGAGCAGCGGGACAACTCTAAATGATCCCGTCATTGATATCGACTACGATGTATCAACTGGTTCGCTCAGTGCTGCGACGACAACCGCGATCACTAGCCTCAAAGGAAAAGATTGGGAAATCAACATTAACGGCACCTTGCAATGACCGACGAAACACACAGGTATTTCAAGTGCGAGGCAGCGACATACACCCAACTCGCTGCCGCAGTTGACCAGTCACGGGGTTATCCTCGAGGGCTCGGCACAAGAGCCGTGACATTGCGCGGCCTGCCGCCCTTCGACGAGCTTGAGCTTGCCAACGATAAGAGCGGACGAGGACTTATTGAGATTGATAAATGGCGATTTACACCAGCCGACGACGAACTCATTGCCCCTGCGATTCAAGCCGGATTGATCGAGGAATTGACTCTCTCCGAATATCAAAACTTAAAACCCGAAATCATATAATGAACGCCCTCGCATCATACATCCGTCATCTAATTGTCACCGGCCTAGTCATGGCGGTTGAAAAGCTCGGACTACCGACCGAAGGACTATCAGAAGGGGCTGACGTCATTGCCCTAGCCGTCGTAGGCACTCTGTCTTGGCTGGCGGTCAAATACGTTGTGCCTCACCTCAAACCGTCTACCTTGCCGCTGATCCTCGTGTGCGGAATCCTGACGCTTGCACTGCCATCCTGCGGAACATCGTTCTCGATTTCGCGACCGCTCCCTGACGATCTGGGAGGAGGGAGCGCAACCATTATCATCACGCCGGGGAAATGATCTTTCGCAACCCTGACCTATACCAGGAGACGGTGAAGCTGTCGCCCAACCGAGGCGATACGATTGTTCCGCTTTACATCATTTTGCACCATTCTGGAGGATCATTCGAGGGAGGAGTTTCGTGGATTCTGAACCCGAAAAGCAAAGTCTCGTATCACTACCTAATCGACCCAGATACCGGGAATCGTGTGCAGCTAGTCTGGGACTCAAAACGGGCATGGCACGCAGGCCGGAGCCAATGGCAGGGACGCACTGGGCTCAACTCTCACAGTGTCGGGATTGCCTTTGCAGGGGACACCAACAAGCGAACACCCTCTGAGATCGAGATCGACTCGGTGGCTCACAAGTGCGTCTACTTGATGAACAAATTCAAGATCGGGAAAGACGGAATCCTGACCCATCAAATGATCGCACCTCAACGTAAAAATGATTGTTCGCCTGAAACCTATCAGCTTGTGATCGAGCGCATCGACGAATTGTTATGAGTGACGAAATCCTATACGCCCTCGGCACCGCCCTCGTGGGAGCCATCACCATCCTCTGGCGAGTGGTCATCAAACGAGCGAACGATTGCGAGAGGAAGCATGAAAAAACGTCTGGCGATTTGCTTATCGTCACCAAAGAGGTCGGGGAGTTGAAAGGGAAAATTTCGATTGCCGAAAACCTTTCCCCTAAACTTGACCAGATACATCAAGAGATCCGAGACCATCTAAAAAAATGAGCCTGAAATCCGATGTTAAGAAGTTGGAGAGTGACGGAATGAGTGAGCGGATTAAAGCACTCGAAGCCGAAAACCTCCTTCTTTCAAATCGACTAGATAAACTCAAAGCGGCAAAGGCTCATCCAAAGATTAAGATCGGGAACGGTAAGGGCAGGAAGAAGGGTGATTTCGTCCGATGCATTGCCGGTGACATCCACGGAATGAAGCATGACCCGGCGGCAGTCAAGGCATGGCTTCGGGACGTTAAGACCGTTGACCCTGACGAGGTAGTTATCCTCGGGGATTACATCGACTGCGGAGGGTTCTTGAGCGAATACAAGGCTACGAACTGGGTTGATGCCTATGGCTACTCCTACGAGGAGGATATCGAGGCCACAAACGCAATCCTCGATAGTCTTCAGGAGGCGGCACCCCGGGCCAAGATTGAGATTATCGAGGGCAATCATGAGGATCGTGTTGAGAGGTATGCCGTAAGCACCAACCCCGGCTCCAGATTGGCCGCTGAAGCCGTTCTGAAGGCGATCTCTCCCGAGTATCTCTGCCATCTTAAAGAGCGTGGCATCACGTATTACAGGAGAGGAGAGATCCACAACGTGCCCAATGAGCCGGGATGGATCAGGAAGGGGAAAGTCCTGATGGCTCATCGTGTGGGAACTTGCCGGAATGCGGCTATGCAATCGGTGACGAAGACCGGGCAGAACGTGTTCTACGCCGACACTCACCGGGCCGATCATGCCACGATCAAAACGCCAGCTAACGGAAGGATCGGGGCCTGGAACTTTGGCTGCCTTTGCCAAGCCGCAAGACCGCTTTGGTCTCGTTCAAACTACTCAGACTGGACCCAGGGTCACGGTGTTCAATTCGTTTCCCGTTCGGAGAATTTCCTTGTTGTCCCCGTTGGCATCGAGAACGGGGAATCGTTTTTAACTCCACTCCTTGAAAAAGCATGAGCCTAAGAGCAGACCTCTATCAGCACAGCCGTCAGACCGAGATTCCCGAGGGTTTTCGGACGATTAGAGACTTCGCGGAGGAAGATAGAATCTCATACGATACGGCTCGAAAGCTCCTGCGGGATCTCTACCACTCGGGGCTTTACGAGTGCAAAAAGTTTCCCGGCAGGCTGGAGCTTTACTACCGGAAAATTCCCCAAGACTAAGGGGAAAGCGGTTAAAAAGAAAAAAAGTTAAAAAAGATCTTGCCGGGGGTGAGTTCTTTTGTTTTCTTTCGTGTGTCGGAGGCAATGAAGCCCGAGACAAATCAAGAAAGAAAATGACCATCAAAAACGCCATCAAGAAGCTGGAAAGAAACGGATTTAAAGTCAGCAACAAAGAAGACCGCTTCTTTTTCGCTGAAAAGGAAAACTCTTCTGATGTTATTGAGTTCTTTAAAAACGGAGGGACCCAAAACGTTATTTGCATTAACGTCAGAAGCCGTGATGACCATCATGACTCGATGTCCGATTATTCCGCTGGTGTGTTTGTTCGGAACATTAGTCAAGCGATTGCAATCGCCAACTAACACCAAGGGGGCCGCGCATCCTTCACGCTGGAAACTTAATTCATGAAAACAAAAACCAAGCCCGTGCAGATCCCTATAGACCTGCACATTAAGTTAAAGGTCCTAGCCTCTGAGAAGGGGCTTTCGATCAGAGCATTTCTCGCCCACCTTCTCAGAAAGACGTTGTGATGAAGATTCTTAAAAGATTCGCGACCTACTACAAGACGAGGGGAGGACGGGGCTTCATCAACCTTGGACTATCGGTCCAAGAGTTGGAGGACCAGCACCCTTTCGGGGGGGATAAATTCTCCCCGTCAATGGCGCAGGAGGTAGCCATCATTGGAGTTAAGAAGCTTCAGGAACTTGCCGACCTTGCTGGTGTTGAATTGGAGGAGGTGGAATCATGAGCTTAGAACAAGTTTTCGTAAGTGGACTTTTTGCCGTCCTGCTCCTCGCCCTGATCCAAGCCGTGAGGATCGTTGCCCAAGCCTTTCGGGGGATGTGGGATGGAGATTCGTTTTCAGGGAGTGATCACCCTTGGGACTGTCAAGCGACCCGACAGACAAAACAGCGCGGCGGGACTGCCCGAAAGCGAAGCAGTGACAGGTCGGAGAGACGGCCAAAATCTTGACCGACTGGATGTCCACTCCCGGCCTTGAGACGCCGTAAAACCAACTTCCCACCCCGCGCACCGTAATTGAGTGGCGGGGTTTCGGGGTGCCCAGACAGGGCTTTGAACTATGAATGATATAACAACGGAAAAAAGCAGCAAGACTGCTTTGACGCAAATGGCTTCGAGGGTTTCAGTTGAGCCCAAAAAGCTTCTCTCAACCTTGAAAAATACGGTCTTCAAGGGAGCAAGCGACGATGAGCTTTTAGCTCTGGTTATCACTGCCAATGAATACAAGCTAAACCCGATCCTGAAAGAGCTTTACGCCTTCCCTCAAAAAGGCGGAGGAATCGTTCCCGTTGTCGGGATTGATGGTTGGCTCAAGATTATCAACCGCCAGCCTAACCTTGACGGGATCGACGTGACGATCTCTGAAGACGGGAAGGAGGCTACCTGCAAGATTTACATCAAGGATCGCTCTCACCCAGTGACCGTGACAGAGTATTTCTCGGAATGCTCCCGAAATTCCGAACCTTGGAAGGCGATGCCAAAAAGGATGTTGCGGCATAAAGCGATCATTCAGGCAGCGCGTGTAGCCTTTGGTATCGGTGGGATTTATGACGAGGATGAAGCTCGCGACATCGCTGGAGAGTTGAGGAACGTTACCCCAGAACCATCCAAGGATAAGACCCTAGAATCCCTAGAAGCTCTCGTCTCCCCTCCCGAGGTTGAGGCCGAGCCGTCATCAGAGGATCTCTGGGACAAGGAAGAAAAGGAGGTGTCGAAATGATTGCTAAAACCGAAAAAGAACTGTTCCCCGATTGCAAGATCCACTTGATGGAGCAACGAACCGATAAATGGTTTGAGGTCCGAAAGGGGAAGCTCACCGGGTCTCAATTCGGGGCATGGCTAGCTGAGAAGCCAGAATGCCGCTACACTGTGGCAGAACTGCGACAACAGATCTCGGAGCTTGTGGGTCAGGAACCACCCAAAAACATGACCAGAGCTGCTCTCCTAGGCGAGTGCCAGGATCTCGGAATCAACCTCCCTAAGACCTACACGAAGACCACTGAGGAAGCAAGGAAGAAGGCAATCGCCAAGATCATTGGGCAGATGTCATCCTGCGTTGTGCCTGACGAATGGGGAGTTGATCCAGATGGACCACCTCCGAGAAACCGATCGCAATGGGCGATCTGGAACGGGATCAAGAGTGAGCCCGAAGCGGAACAAGCTTTCGAGGAGGAGACCGGCGAAGTGATCCGCAAGGTGGGATTCTGCACTCACTATTCTCAATTCGTTGGAGTTAGTCCAGACGGGTTGATTCGAGGTAAGAATATCGGTTTTGAAGGCAAGGCGCCACTGCCCGAAACCCATGCTCTCTACCTGTTAAATGGAGAACTACCAGAGCAATACAAGGCTCAGGTTCATGGCTCGATGGCAGTCACTGGGGCAGATGCCTGGTGGTTTCAAAGCTACTGCCCGGGGCTTCCTACCTTGAGAATCCTAGTTGAGCGTGACGAGTTCACGGAACGCATGGAAACTGGAATTAATCTTTTTGCCGACCATCTACGGAAGACGACTCTGGAGATCATCGGCATGATGAAAGGAGGCGCGGAATGAAGCCGATTGAAATCGAATGGATCACTGACCGGCGACCAAATGAGGCGGATAGCGATCAAGAGGACCTCGTCATGATCCCCAGTTCTTATTCTCAAAACTGGGACCTCGAACACTTTTATGAAATCAAGGACGGCGACCCGTGGCACCCAGTTCTAGCGGTCACACCCTACGAAGAAACGAAAGAATCAGGACTCGACACCAGAACCGAATGGGCTCAAGTCATCGGCCTGCTCAACCACCACGGGCCGACGAAGATCCTCAAGCACCTCAACCTGCCAGACGATGAATAAAAAATCACCAATGGAAGGACGAGCAGGAGGGAAAAAGACTGCCGGGGTCCAGCAAAAGTGGGAGCCGTTTTGTGATGTCCGCAGGGCTTGTGAAAGATGGCTTGAAAAAAAAGGGCTCACAATAACGCCGGAAGATTTCCGCGATTACTCGCAATTTAAAAAGAAGATCAGATGAAAAAGTTATACATTGGAATCGACCCGGGTAAGTCTGGGTCAATCGCATTCCTACCGCCAGAAGGAGATCCTTGGACGCTCCGGTTGGATGAAACGGATCACGATATCAAAAGAGTGCTTTGGGACGCCGATCGTGTTGCTAATTTTGAGGGCTGGGAAACTTTGGCAATTCTTGAAAAAGTCCACTCCTCACCGCAGATGGGAGTCAAGTCTGCCTTTTCCTTCGGCCAATCGTTCGGGAAACTGGAGATGCTCTTAGCCTGCTTTAACGTCCCTTTTGAATACGTCACGCCAGCGAAATGGCAGGGTGATATGAAGTGCCGGACGAAGGGCGACAAGAACGTCACCAAGGCCGCTGCTCAGCGTCTTTTCCCTTCGATCAAGATCACTCATCGGAACGCTGACGCTCTTCTTCTGGCCGAGTATGCGCGACGAAAGGAAGGGGGGCTGCTGTGAGTGACCAGATCGATGCGAAATGGACAAACGTCCCGGTGTGCCCTTATTGCGGGACAGAAAACCATGATTGGTGGGATAAAACTATCCTTAGAAATGATGGAGATACAGACTATTGTAAATGTGGATCATGTGGGGAAGAGTATCACGTCACCCTGAGAGTTTCCTCTAAGTTCGCGACTGAGAAAATTTCACAACGTGGAGAGGAGTCCCATAGTGAGTGACGAATACACCGATACGCCGGAGACCGATCATTTAGAGATCAGCATGGATGAGCAGGACTACGTCCCAAGAGATAAACTGATGCCATACGCCGATCTTTGCCGAAAGCTCGAACGAGAGCGGGACGATTGGAAACAGGAAGCCAAGCAAGAGAAGGCTAGGCGAGAGCGATCTGAGTTAAATTCAAATTATCGCCGAAAGATAATTCAGAACATGAGCGAAGAACTCCGTGCGATCACCCGTCAACGCGACGAGATGACCAAGCAGTTCAACAAGGCTATGTCCGAGAACCTTGAGCTTAGGAAGAACGATCAAGGCATGGCGCGGGCCGAACAATTAACCAATGATCCAAACAACGAGCGACACCCGTCGCCATCGCTGGCTTGTTCTCCCGTAGAGATTTTTCTGCAATGGCATGGAGACGCCGATCCTAACGAGATCGGAGATGTTGAGCCTTCGGAGGTAACATGGTGCGCGGATCAGGTATTCCGGCATGACGTTCGATATGTCCGCTGGGATAAGGTGGAACCCATTCTGCGCGACATCCTGCAAGACCACGCTGATGAGTCCTCTCCATTCTACAACCACTGCGATCAGGATAAATGTCAGATGTGTGAGTGGGCGTCAGAATTATTTTTGGAGAACGCTGGTGAACAGGCGCAGCGTTAGCTGTCGCCCTGCTTCCCTTTGTTCGGCTTCTTTGTTTTACGCTTATGACTACGCAACACCCTCAACCAATGCTCTTGCTGCCATTCCGGGGGCATTCTGGAGCCATCCAACCAGGCGTAGGCAGTCTGGCGTGGACAACCCAAGGCCGCGACAATCTCAGCGGCGGAATAAGTGGCAATCTCATCTTGGAAACTCATGGGGAAACCCTACCTCAGAAAAAAAAGTCTGCAATGCAGAAAAAAGAGCTTGCCAAGTGTCCGCAATGCAGACATATTACACGCATGACAACGAACGAAGCAATCGCCGCCGCCGCAGTCCTTGGAACCATCGCCCACAACGAAGGCAAGACATCAACCCCCGCCCACGACAAGAACCTGATGGATCTCGTTGCCGAAAACAGCACGGGCATGGGTTGGTCAATCCCAATCCTTAAAGCATGGAGCCAATCATGGCACGCTGCAAACCTCGCCAAAACGGTATGAGCGACACTCCAATCACCGACGAGCATCTAGCCGCTTGCCTGAGATCAGGCGGGCGGTCTTGTTCTGGAGGACGAAACGCCTATTGGATTGCGCGGGAACTAGAAAAGAAAGCAGCAAAGGCCGAGCTTGCGCTTGGGAGTGCTCGGTATCTGCTAATGGATTGGGAGGATGGAGAGGGGGCTGACGTGTTAGCGGAAAAAGTGGGGTTGCCCGTTGAAGTCGTAACGAACGCCTTGCGCCGAATTTTTGAGCCGAACGGCGAAGTATCGGACGCGAAGCGTTCCGATCACTGACTTGTTATCCATTTTTGATATTATGAACGAAGAACCAACACCGCTAGAAGAAGCTAAGATTGCCACGCAAAACGAGTCAGCGGGACATTGGCCTACTGTTGCCACTGTCTTGCTTGAGGAGATTGAGAGGCTGGAAAAAGCACTTGCCCACACCAATCTGAAATCCGCCTCGTTTGAACAATGGTGGGAGGACGTAGGATCAGGCATTCGACCGCTTCCCGGAAACGACGCTGAAGAACACGCCAAGAAAGTATCGCGCTCGGCATGGGTGGCTTGTTACGTATTCTTTGGATAACAGAGAAATGAACAGGAACCGCGAAGAGGTTTCCTGATTCGAGATGTTGAGCTAAAAAATCATGAATGAAAACAAACAAAAGGCATATCAAATTGTCGAAATACTTTCGCGAGTATCCGCGAAATGGGAGGTTAGTATTGACGAGATCCTATCTCCAACCAGGGGATGTGGATCGGCTCCGGAGGCTAGGGCAGTCGCAATGTATCTAGTTCAAGATGAGCTTGATATTCAGATGCTGAAGATCGCCAAAGTCTTCGGAGGCCGAGACCCATCGACTGCTGGAAAAGCGGTTTCAAGGATTCGCAAAAGGATGGAACTCGACTCTGAATTTAGGGAAAAAGTAGAAAGCCTTTTTGAGAAAGCTTGAAAAGCTAGGCTAATCTCGATGCCTTTAAATCGAGATAATAACAACACGAGAAAATGAAAAAACAAATTGAATGCCTCGATTCTAAAAACGGGGAAAACTGGCACCTGTTTCATGGTGATTGTGTGGAGGTAGTTAAATCAATGCCTGATGAATCTATTGATTTGTCAGTTTACTCCCCTCCGTTTTGCGGGATGTATAACTACTCATCTTCACCTCGCGACATGTCTAATTGTGATAGCTATGAAGACTTTTTCGAGCATTATCAATTCCTCATTAACGAGATCCACAGGATCACAAAACCGGGACGAATTACTGCAGTCCATTGCATGGATGTTCCTAAATCTGGAAGTTCTAACATCGGGGCATATATTGACTTTCCGGGAGACATCATTAGAGCCCATGAAAAGGCAGGGTTTGAGTTCTGGACTCGTCGGGCAATCTGGAAAGAGCCTCTTGCCGTCAGACTGAGAACAATGGCTAAAGGGTTGGCTCATCGTCAGATCTGCGATGACGCAACTCTTACAACGGTTGCCGGGGCTGATTACCTTTTGGAGTTTAGAAAGAAGGGTGACAACAAGACCCCAGTGACTTATCCGACAGGACTTCACCGATATGCCGGGGAAAGGAAAATCCCTCACGAGGTTCTTCAATGGAAAGGGTATGAGGGTGACCAGAAGAAAAACCGTTTCTCTCATTTTATCTGGCGTCAATACGCTTCCTCTTTTTGGGATGACATCAGAATTGATAACGTATTGCCTTACAAGGAATCCAAAGACGAGGACGACGAAAAACATGTCCACCCTTTACAGTTGGACGTTATCGAAAGAGTGGTGGTCCTACGATCAAATCCTGGCGAGGTAGTGTTCACTCCATTCATGGGAGTAGGTAGTGAGTGCTACGGGGCATTGCTTAACGACAGAAAGGCAATCGGAGTAGAGTTGAAAAGGTCTTATTTTAACCAAGCCGTAAAAAACATCAAAGCTTGCAAATCTCACGAGGAACAGGAGGAGCTTGCGCTATGAAATTTAAAGATTTTTTAGAAAAGAAAACTCAGCTTTCTAGCGGTGCTGGGTTTAATCCATCATTCATGCCAGACTTTTTGTTCCCATTTCAAGCGGCTCTTGTCGATTGGTCTTGTCGGAATGGTCGCTCGGCTCTTTTTGAAGACTGTGGACTTGGAAAGACCGTTCAACAGTTAACATGGGCCGAGAATGTTGTGAGGGAAACCAACGGGAAAGTTTTAATCCTAACACCTCTTGCTGTATCGGCTCAGACCACGAAAGAGGCAACAAGATTTGAAATAGAAACAGGACGATACCGTGGAAAAGAAATGCCAAAGGAGAAAATAGTGGTTACAAACTACGAACAACTTCACAAACTAAATCCTTTAGATTTTGAGGGGTGTGTTTGTGATGAATCAAGTATTCTCAAAAACTTCGACGGATCAATGAAATCTCAGATTGTCCAGTTTATGAGAAAACTTAAATACCGATTGCTTTGCACGGCTACCGCATCACCAAACGATTACACCGAGCTTGGGACAAGTAGCGAGGCACTTGGATACCTTGGTCATATCGACATGCTTAAAAAGTTCTTCCGAAACGAGAATAACACGAATGCCGCTGGTGGTAGATCTCACAACATGCTAGGCGGAAAATACCGATTTCGAGGTCATTCAGAGAAAGACTTTTGGAGATGGGTTTGCTCATGGGCCAGGGCAGTCCGAAAGCCAAGCGACCTTGGTTTTTCAGATGATGGATACAAGCTGCCGGAACTAATTGAAACTCAGCATCTCGTCAAATCAGATTCAAAGCCTGAAGGATTCCTTTTCTCCGTTCCTGCTGTTGGTCTCAAAGAGCAACGCGAAGAGAGATCTAGGACAGTTGAGGAGCGATGCCAGCTTGCAAGTGAGATCGCAGAGAATCATGATGGTTCAAGCGTCATGTGGTGCCATCTCAACAGGGAATCCGAAACTCTAAAAAGAATAACTAAGAACAGCGAAGAGGTTAAGGGATCAGACTCAGACGAAAAAAAGGAAGAAATTTTCCAGGCTTTCGAGTCTGGCGAAATTGCCAATCTAATCACAAAGCCGTCACTTGCTTGCTTTGGTCTGAACTGGCAACACTGCCACCATCAGACCTTCTTTCCGACTCATTCCTATGAGCAATACTATCAAGCCGTTCGTCGATGCTGGCGTTTCGGTCAAGAAAAAAAGGTTAAGGTGGACATCGTATGCACTAATGGCGAGCTTAACATATTGAAGAACATTAAAAGAAAATCGGAAGCCGCTTCCGAGATGTTTAACAACTTGGTTGATCTAATGCACAACGCTTTGAAAGTTGATAGAGACGACTACAAGCCAAACTCGAAAAGCAAAATCCCTTCATTCTTATGAAGACACTCGAAAAGAAATTCCTTTCGATAGATGCTGAATCTTGGAATGAGTCATCGAGGCCGATAGTATAGATATTGACGAGGGAGTGAATGCCCGAATTAACCTTGAGCCTCTTGATGGGCGCAGATTCATTCACCGGGGAAACCCGTTCTGCGTTCCTCAAGAGGCTTTTTTTACCAATGATCAAAATCAACAAATGGAGCGAGACTTTCGAGAATGCCGATACGAGAAAGCGGCAGCGGCTGGGTTGGTTTCTGTCTCCTTCTGGGTGTGACTCAAAGGGGTATCGGAGGCTCATGAAGAAGGGTGAGGCCGGAGTCCTCGCATTCGGAGTTTATCAGGCCCTCTGTCAGCTTACGGCTACCGGGACCGCAAAGGGGAGAGGGCAATTCTTGCACTCGGACGGCAAAGCAATGGATCTCGAAGACCTGTCTGATCTAACTAGGATGCCGGAAAAGGTGATCTCCAATAGCCTGCCATTGCTGGCAGATGTTGGGTGGGTTCAGGCAACTACCGGCAGAAATCTGCCACTTACTGCGGATTCCCTCCCACCTACTGCGGGTTTTGTTAAAGGAGAAGGAGAAGGAGAAGGAGAAGGAGGAGGAGAAGGAGAAGGAGAAGGAGAAGCTTTTGCCCCGACGCGGGCTATCGCCTGGTCTGTGGCCGAAGGATGGACAGGAATCACCGATCAAGATATGGAACAATGGAAGGAAGCCTATCCAGCTTG